CCCTTCTGGAACTTAATGGTCAGGCCAAGTTCTATCGCTCGAAAACCATATAAGAGGGTAGGGAACAGTAAAAGTTCACCGACGGCTTTTAAAACAGAGCCATCAATAATGCCCATTGGTGGGACAAAGAAGCCGCCCACAATCAGCCCCACCGATACGAAAAAGCATACTGCGAATGTGATACGCGATAACAGGTAAGTGCGATGTTCATCTGCCTGTTCACTCCTTACGATTTTAGATTGCTTAGACATAATTATAAGTATTAATACGTTCTAATAATCTCTTATTTTTGTTGCACGGGTTTACCACTTGCGGCAATGCCGCCATGTGAAAAAGGCTCAAAGGAACTTCTTCCAATATAGTTTTATACCCCATGCCACGCCCCATATCAGCAAAGCAATCATGATGTAGTTAGCCATCTTGATTCGGAATCGTTGCCACCATGTCAGCTGCTTCTCCACCTCCACCTCCACGGGGTAGGGGCAGGGGATGGTATCGCGCTTGCTGATATATGTGGTATCGTGACTGATACTCTCAATGTACTTGGTATGCCAGCGGTCGCGCAGGATGAATGTGGTATCGCCCTGCATGTACTCGTGCATATAGATGCTGTCATGCAGCCAGATGCTGTCGCGCTGCTGGCGGGTGATCTGAACGGTATCTGTGCGGTGCTCAATGACTGGAACATACCTGGTGGTAGTGCAACCGTAACAGAACAGCAGAATAATCACTATGGCTACCAATATCAGCATACTGCCCAGGCACCCCAGTCTTTCCTTGGCCTTGTGCTCCTGCGCCTTAGTATATTTGTCGATTTCCAAGTTCATGTTATCTCATGATTTTAAAAACGGGAAGTATCATACGGTGCTTCTTGGCGTATCCCCGATTCGACTTTCCCGCAAAGTTATTAACATCTACAAATGACAGAAGATGCTATTCCTACTTCTTCTCCTCCTCCTTGGTAAAGAGGCTGCAAATCTCAATCACTGCACCAACGGCAATGGTAATGGAGCTGTTGATGATGGCGGCCTTCTCGGGGCCTACACTGGTCACGATTGCTACGGCGGCGGTACTGGCTGCCGTCAGAATACCTACAATCAGGTTGAATGTCTTCTTACTCATATCGCTTAATGTTTATGGTTTATTACACATATATCAGTCATTATTACCTCATGGGATTACTCCCCTCCCACTTGGTGAGGTCTGGAGGGGGTCAATCATAGGTCCTACAAATAGAATCCTATTATCTTGTTGTACATATCTCTTCCGCTCAGTATCTCCTTGCGCTTAGCCTCGAACTCCTGCTGCTGATGGCCGGTGCACATGTCGTAGGTGATGAAGGTGCGAACGATGTAGATGTCGCCAACCACCTGCCCAAGCAATATACCCTCCTCCACACAGCAAGACTGGTGCTCCTCACCGTTCCATCGTACAGAACGACCGACTACGCGGTTATTGTGCGAGTCCGCCCCGTGCGGATTATGTGTAAAGTAATGCTTCATCAGCTCAGAGCCTGTCTTCTGCACCTTCGCACGCTCGGCATAACGCCTCAACATGTGGGGTGTGAGCACCATCGGACGGATCAGCCGCTGGTCACCCAGCCATGTAGTGTATGCCGTCAGTCCTTCCGGTGCCAGCCTTATCACACATACACCCGTCAGGATATAGCGCATTCGCTTGTCGAACACACGGCTGTAGAACATATACCTGTTCTTCCTTGTCGAGGTGTAGTCCCTGAATATCTCCAATGGGAACTTCTTGCATTTTATCGCCCTACGCCGCTCAGATTCTAACTGGTGCCTCCACCAGGTTGTTATCGCTTCGCGCTCCTTCGCCAGCTCCGCATACACCTCCGCATGCGTCATTGTATCTACTATCATAGTCAGACTCCTTTCATTTTGCAGCCCCGACAATCAGCCATGCAATCATTAGCAGGAGTATGGCGATGGCTGTCCATCCACATCCCTTGTACGCTTTTTCTGGTTTGTTCATATTCTTATGTTTAAAAAAATAATGTTCAATGTTCAATGTTCAATGCTCAATGAGGGTGGCGGACTATCGCCGCCACCATCTCATCGTCGATATTGGCCACTACCATGTAGTGTTCGAGTTGGAGGCGGTGCATCTCAGCTACCTTGTGGAGGTGGGCTTGGGCATCGAGTCCTGCACCGCGTGCGATGCCGTACATCTCCTCCTCCTTTGCTTCCTCCCATATCTTCCACTGCCAGAGGATGCTTGCCGCCTTTGGCAATGCTATATCCTTCTCAATCATTAATTGGAGCAGTGCCTTGTACATTTTTGGTTCACGGTTCATGGTTCAGGGTTAAGGGTTCTGATATTTAACATTGAGTCCACAATATGTTCTATCTCTTTACGTCTGTCCTTGCGGCAAAGCTCGCAGTCGGGATCGTGGTATTGATAGAATCCCGCCATACCTTTGCCCGATATAAGGTTGTGTCTGGGTGGTTCTATATATGTGGGGTCTTTGGCTTTCGCCTCAGATGTAATCTTCCACACATTATCCGCATAGGTAGCAAGACCTATCAATATGCCGCATATCAGCAGGCATCCTAAAAATGTAAGTCCAATCTCTTTCATATTTACTGAATAAATTGTTGAGTAATAGTAATTGTTGAGTAAAAAACCGCGCCCAGATGCCATTATCCGTTGTCCTTCAATTTGTCTTGGCACTCCTTTTTACGTTTGGTGCAAAGGGTTTATGTAAAGTTGTTAATGTATGAGCGGATAAACATTTTCAAGACCTCATTTTTGTTTGTTCGGTTTGCCTTCAAAATAGCCGCGAACCGCTCGTATTCCTCTCTCGTTATCTTTGTCGATACCGTAACGTGCCGTCCTTTCTGTGCCGTCCATAACCTTGCACATGTCGGTCGTTTGCTTCCGCTCTTGCTCATAGCTGTGCGTTTAGTGATTCATTATTTGTCGAATAGCTTCAATGTGCATACTATCCGTTTGCTCGATGTGGCACCACATGATGCTGTCGCGGAATCCGTCATGCTTCTGCATTCTGAGGATAGTCGAGTCACGCAGCGATATGGTATTGTTCAATAGTGCCACACGTCGCTCTATGATAAATACGCACATCATAATGATGCCGAGTGTCACGGCAAGAATAAATCTGTCTGCATTGTTCATAGTCTGTCCTCCTCCTTTGGTTTTGGTACAACCTTGATAATACCTTCCTTGATGAGCTTTCGCACGAAGTTCTTACGATTGAGAGCCTGACGATAGAAGCAACCAGGCTTCACGTCGATGCGCTTGCAATCTTGGCCGAGGTTCGTAATCTCACCCGTCGAAGTGTCAAGGCTGAACATGCTCAGCCCTGGCACCCTGCGTTGTCTGCCTAAGAACTTACTCATAGTGCTTGCTCCACTAAGTCGTACATGTCCTTGACTGTCTCGCACTTTTCGGCATCCTCATCCTTGATGCTGATGCCGAACTCATGCTCAAACTCCATTACCAACTCCACACAGTCGAGCGAATCACCGCCAAGGTCATCCTCAAACTTTGCTTCGTTCTTCACTTCGTCGTAATCGACTCCCAATTTGTCAACCAGAATGTCGTTGACCTTCTTTTCAATTTCTTGTCTGTTCATAATCTTATAAATTCGTTAAATTTGTGATTTTATCCCCATGCTTTATGTACGCCCTCAGTGTAGGATGTGACGCTGACTTCATGCAGAATCTCTTGTATGTCGTGCGGTTCGAGTTGCTGCCACAGCACATCCTTCGACAGCCGCTCTACCCACTTACCCAGCGTCTCGCCTTTTTTCTTTTTGTATTCGTTCTTCATAATTCTTCTTTATTGGTTCTGTGCCAAATTCATAATTCACCGCCTTGCGAATCAGGAATGGCATTTTCAAGCGCATAATGTTTTCGAGGTCGGTGGTGTCGGTGTCTCCCTCATTCCAATCTTCCAGTTCCTGGCGGACATACTTCATGAGGTATTCCATGAGTATTTCGCTCTTTGTATTGATGTTGCTGTCGATGTTCTCTTTCACTGTTTCGATTGGGAACACCACATGCGCATATCGCTCATATCTGCCCACCTTGAATCCTACACCAATGGCCGCTTTGGTCAGTTCGATGTCTGCCGTCTCAACCACACAGCCTGTTATCTTTGCTTTTCTCATAATTCGTTTCATTCGTGTTCAAACAAAAAAAGCGAAGAGCGAAAATTCTTCACTCTTCACTCTTCATTCTTCATTTTCTCAATGCAAACTGCCCTCATACCTCTCATACAGGTCTAACGCCATCACGATACACTGTATCGGGTCAATCTTGCACGACGCGCTCTGGTTGGCTTTCACCGGTCGGATATTCTCGCGGTTGTCTATCTCCAGTGCCACGTTGTTAAAGCAGAACTGCCACAGCGGACTGTTGCTGAAGCTGATGAACGGCACGGGTGCCATCATTGCGTTGTAGAGGTCTTCCGTGGGACCGTTGAACTCAGAGTTGAGCTGGCTTACCACTTGCACGTAGGGTTCGGGGTTCTGTATGTTCAGCGACACTTGCATGTATGACTTCAGCACAGTGATGGGCACTTTCGACTTGTACTTATCGTACCCGAAGTACATGAATTGCACGCCCTTCTTGATGAGCTCGTCCAGACGGCCAACGAATAGCTCCGGCTGGAACGTCTTGCCAGGCGACAGGTGCATCCACCCTGCCTTTATCCATTGCTCATAGAGCGGGTGCAACGGTGAGCTCTCGTACTCGTCTTCGCTGATCCATACGTCGCAATCAGCAAAAAACTCCGTACCGCGTCCGCTGGGGTGCTTGCGGGCTGCCAACCATCCGGGGCCGCTCCAGTCGCCGCCGAGCGAGAAGTCAAGGCCAGTGAACACTACCCACCCTTGGTCGGCGGTGCATTGGTCTATGCGCATATCGCGTTGTAGGTGCTTCATGTCGTCACCCGTTATCCATTTGGACACCCGCGAGCCCTGCCACATATTGAAGTCCTTCGTCAGCACCTCCTGCTTCGTGTCTTCCGTTCCCGTGGCCGCTTCGTGCAGTCGCTCGCGGTAGTAGGTGGGCTGGACGGTGGTGCCTATCGAGCGGTTCACCTTCTTGAAGAGTTCGGGGTCGTCGAGCTTCGTCAGGTCGTCGGTCAGTTCCCACTTGTCGAGCTGGAGCAGGAAGGCGCACCAGTAGTCGTCCGATGTGCGGATGCGCTGGCCGAGGGGGTACTGCATCTCGCCCAGCAGCGATGCTTCCACCTGTTCAATCTTCGTCTTGTAGGGGCCTTCTTTTATCCGGCCGGCGGTGGTGGTGTGGAGCAGCAGTTTTTCACGACGCGGACCCGTTGAGCCCCAACACGTATCGACTGCCGCCTGCATGTCGGAGTGGGCGTTGACGTAGCCCGCCTGACCGTGCTCGTCGGCATGTACCACGCTGGCGTACAGACCGTCCTTTGATGTCTTTCCGGCGGCCATGCACTTGATTTCGCCTTTCATCGGGTGTCCGGGTTGCCAGTTCAGTCCGTTGCGCGTCATGCGGAAGTATTTGCCGCCCATGCGGTTCGAGCACGTCGGATCGACTTGCATGGCAAACTCGCGGATGGCTTTGTAGGCTATCTGGCTCTGTTCGCTGGAGTTGGTGCAGATGAGTGCCTGCCCGTTCACGTCGCCCAGGAATCCCACCTCGGTGAAGTCCACCGCGCCGCCCAGCTCCGTCTTGCCGCTCTTTCGGGTGAGGAACCAGTGCGCCTCCTGCGTCAGCCGTCGCGTGTCCCACACCTCGCCGTCCTTCACCCATTCCGTAGGCAGCAGCATGTCGCCCTCGTGGTATTCGCGCTCCATGCTCACGTCCACCTTGAAGCAGTATATCTCGAAGATGAGCCACGCCTGGAAGGGCATCAGCCGGACGTGCTGCGAGCCGCGAGGGGTGGAGAACCGCAGACCGCCCTTGACATGTCGCCCATTCGCCCACTGTCCCTCGATGGCCCGCAGCGACCGCTTCACCCGTTCGGGGTCGAGGTCGTAGGAGTCCATCAGTCGCATTTCCTTGCGGATGCCCAGCAGCTCATAGAGGTTGGCGTGCGACCCCTCGTTGCTGATTGCGTCCTCGATGTAGATCATCAGTCGCTCGTCGATGCTGTTCAGTCGGTTCACGTAGTCGGGCAGTGCCTCGGTGATGTCCCGCAGGCACTGCGCCTTAATCTGTTTAAGTTCGTCGAAGTCTTGCATATTGTTACTTATTGTCTGGTGTCATATCAACCACCGTTGCCGATGGCCGCGCCTCCTGTTCATGCTTCATGCGAGCCACGACGTTCTGATAGGGTCGGCGGTTGATGGGCACGACGGCGGGGTTGAAGTCCGCGAGTGCCGCCAAGAATTTCTCCTTTGTCTTATACACCTTGCCGTCGATGTGGTAGTGGCGATAAGAACGGCCAAAGTCACCGTTCTTCCGCTTCGTTGTATGCTCGCAGAAGCCCAGCCGCCCGTCCTCACTTTCGTAGGTCATCGTGTGCTCATGTTCCCATGCCGCGCTGCATACGAAGTGGAACGGCACCTTTTCAAGTTCTTCAATCGTCATCGTCTTCCTCTTTATGTTTCGTTACACCACAAGCATCAGCCAACAGCACCACCTTTGAGCAAACGAAGTCCACTTGGTCGGCCAACTCATGCACCGCCCAATTATACTTTGACCGCTCAACGGCTCTGTCTATCATGGAGAAGAACTCCGTGCGCTGCTCATCGGTCACGCACTTTTCATCCACCAGATAGTTGCAAAGGTCTTTGAACGTGTCAGCTTCCGTCTTGATCACCTCGCGCAAATAGTCCTGCGTCTTGGTCAGACACCACTCGCGCCTTTTCTCCTGCGTGCAATCTTCCACACACGTCGGCTTCCGTTTCTTGTCGCCTGGCAGCGTGTCGAAGATAAAGATGCCGCTCAGGTCACGTCGTTTCAGTTCGCTCTCCATTGTCTTCTTTCGGTTTAATGAAACGTTCACGGGGATTGAGCGTAATCCACTCATGCTTCAGGTCGTGCAACGGGCGATTGATGGCCTTTGCCTTTGCCTCGATGTCCTGATACTCTGCCGACAATGCCGACAACTGCTGATTGATGGCCTGCTTCTGGATGTTCAGCAGTTCGCGCTGCTTCACGATTTCCATCTTGCGGTCGATGAGCGGGCGGTTGAGTTCCCCCTGCTGCTGATTGATGTCCGACATGATTGCGTCAAACTCCACTTGGTTCTCCAGCTGGCGAGGCTGGTGCTTGGCCTTGATTTCTTCTACTGTCATAGTTCCTTTTGGGTTTAATTTATTCAATCAACGAATTTACCTTTAACTTCTTCACTCTTCACGAACACCAGCAGGCGGTCGGTCGATTTCTCTCGGTCGAGGTCGTACCCATCGTCGTGATACTTCTGCGCTGTGTCGTTCATCGTGCGATTGTCGCCAGCGTTTTCGATGACCATGTACTTGTACTTGCGTCGGTACACCTTTCCGAATCCGTAGCACTCTTTCCACCCCTTGTCATAGAGGTCGTGATACTTGTTACTCAGTTCCTTGATTCTCCTTTGCTGAAGAATTGCGACGATGAGCATAATAACAAATGCTATCGTCATAAAGATAAATTGTACTGTCATAGTTCCTTATGCTTTTTAAGTTCGTCCAATATCTCTTCCAGAACGGGCGCATTGTCCTCGTCTTCCCATTCCTTAGCCACGTTCCAACTGATAGACTTCTTCGGAGTCCAATTATCGAGCCGCATAGAGTGGTGCGATAGTCTGCCCTCAGTCGGTTTCAGTCCCTTGTCGTGAAGTTCACAAAGTCCGTCGTGGAAGAACGTACACCAGTCGCCATCGGCTGTGGCTTGCACCATGCCTACAACGTGGTCGGTCACTCCCATGATGATGCCAGCCGCCCAATCAGTCCATGATAGGCGGTCGGCATATCCGGCCTTTATCAGTTTCAAAATGTCCTGCGGTGTGCCAAGACAAGGTGTGTGGCACTGCTGCTGACATAGTTTGCACTTGCATTGTATCGGCTTCCGTCCTGTCTTGCGGATTATACGTTGCAACTGACTCTCTCCAATTCTCTTCATAGTTCCTTCAATTAAAAGAGAGCCGACGCGATGCGCCAGCCCTCAATGTTCAATGTTCAATGTTCAATGTTCAATGGCCGATTACGGCTCCAGCCCCCCGCC